TGGGTCCGACACCTAGCAAAAAAAAACGGATTTGGTCCTTTTCGCTATAGTTACGCATTTAGGAGCGCACATTACTAACAATAAGCGCGCGAAATAGTTACGAATGCAAAAAACTGCAACAGAACTTGCAAGAGCACTTGGTATTAGTCGGCAAACCTTTTACGGTTGGCGGCGCGTGGAGGGATTTCCCGAGGGAGCGGAGGCGCAGGAGATCGCAGACTGGGCTGCGTCGCGTGGCCTCAATAAGCAGGTCAATAAAGCAGACGGCAACAACCTTGCAGAACTTAAAGCAGAGGCTTTGCGTCGTGACATTACGCTGAAGGATCTGAAGATCAGCGCGCAGCGTGGCGATCTGGTGGAGCGCGAGGTCGTGCGGTCGATGTTGCGGCTGCTCAGTCAAAAGCTGGACCTGCTGCTGCGGCTCAAGCTGGAGGTGGAACTGGGGCCGCGCGTCGTTGGCAAATCAGCTGCGGAAGCGAATGTGGAAGGCAGCCGTATCCTGGACGAGATCCGAGAGGTGATCGCCGGCAACATCGCGCGGTTCGAAAGCGACGCCGTAACTCAAAGCAAATCAGGAGCAACAGTCGAGGAGGCCGAGGCGTAAGGTTACAAATCGGGCCAGCCGTTCTATGCTCTTTTTTCTAGCAATTCCAAGCGGCTTGGGTTTTAGTGGTCGCATGGAAAACAACAACACCACCAAGATCGACAACCGCCAGTACAGCCTGACCGAGATTGCGGTCGGCCAACTCACCGCTGCGGACCTGATGAGCCGCGGCTGGGAGCCGAAGATGTGGATCGCAAAGGGCGTACGCGGCGCGCAGTTCATGGTGTACCAGAGCAAGGCAACGGGTCAGTTCGTGCGAGTTTGAGGGAGACAGTTTGCTTTATGCAGCCGACTCCTGACGAAATCCGCCAAGTCATGCGCGAACTTGGCCGGCGTGGGGGCAAAGCTAAGTCGACAGCCAAAGGCGAAGCAGCGCGCAGCAACGGCAAACTTGGCGGAAGGCCAAAGAAGAAATGACGCTTGAGGCTGGCGACGTGGTAGTGGTCCGCGCCAACTTTCGCGGCCGAGACGATCCGCAGTACGTCTATATCGTGCAGGAGATGCGCGCTGATGGCGTGGCTGTGATTGTGCCGCTGGTCGGACAAACCGAGTTTGTTTCCGTGCAGGCAAATACTTTGCAAAAGATACCGTGACCGACCAGGAACAACTCCTCGCAGACTTTGCACTGTCGCAGCCTGACCGTGCGCCAATCTATGACTGGGCGCGACGCAACGTGCAGCTGCCAGAAAGTTACGCCACGCCAGGACCTTTCAACGTGCGGCTCTCGCCGTGGCTGGTGCCGATCTTTGAGGCGTTGCAGAATCCACTGATTCGGCGCGTACACTTTCGCAAAGCGGTGCAGATTGGCGGAACGCTGGTCGCTGACGTGTGGCTGCCGTGGATCATCGCAAACGATCCGGGACCGATCAGCTGGACGATGCAGACCGACGACATGGTAGAGCGGCATGCGAAGACGCGGCTTTGGCCTCTGCTTGAGCGTTGCCGACCAGTGGCTGCGATGTTGCCGAAACCGGGACCGCACCGCACGACGACCGAGATTTACTTCGGTGGCTTCTTCCTGACGCTGAACGCGGCCAATCTTTCCACGCAACAATCGCAGTCGATCCGGTACAAGATCAATGACGAGATCTGGCTGCCGCGCTGGCAGGAAACCTACGGGCACGCTATCGCGCGCGTGAGTAAGTTTGAGGAGGTGGGCAGAAGCAAAGTGTACAACGTGTCGCAAGCGCCAATCATGGACGAGCAGACGGGCAACGTGGAGCACGCGAGCTACACTTCCGGTAACCAGCAGGAGTGGCACGCCGAGTGTCCCAGCTGCCACAAGCCGCACGTCATCGCGTTCGATCAGAAGGACGGAACCAATCGCGCCGGCGTAGTCTGGGACCGAGCGGCCAAGCGCGACGACAACTCTTGGGACGTGGCGCGTGCGGTGGAGTCGTGCCGCTTTCGCTGCATTCATTGCGGCCATGAGTCGAGCGACTGCGATGCTACGCGCGAGGCCTGGAAGAAGTCTGGGCGCTTTATCGCGCAACGGCCTGACGCAGCGGCAGAGGTTCAATCGTTCCGGATCGAGGCGCTGGTGTCGCGGCCTATGCGGCTGCTGGTGGAGGAGTGGTGCGAGGCGGAGAACCATTCACTGCGGACTGGCGACGATCAGATGCGCATCGACTTTCGCACGAAGCGCGAGGCCAAGCCGTGGCTGGTTACAAAGAAAACGATCAACCTTTTCCTGAAGGACTCTGGGTACACGACGGCGCAATATCGAGCCGGCGAGAAGATCGACAACGAGGCCATCCGGTTTATGGCGTTGGACCGCCAGCTGGATCATTGGTGGTGCGAGATCGGTGCGTTCAGCACGGCGACTGGTCCGCGGTACCGGCAGCTGTGGTTCGGCCGCATCGACACGCGGGACCAGCTGCGCGAGATGCAGCGCGTCTATCAAGTACCGGATGCGTGCGTGGCGCAGGACAGAGGCTATCGGCCGAGCGATGTCGACCGCGACTGCGCCGAGTTCGGCTGGCGAGGAATGCGTGGCTATGGTCGGAAGACGTGGACGATGCGCGACGAGCACAGCGACAAGCTGGTCAACTTCCCGTTTTCTGAGCCGCGCGTAAGTGACTACCGCGGAGGCGATGTCTACTTCTACGAGTGGAGCGGTGACTACTTCAAGGACACGTTAGCGGTGGCGCTCGATGGTAAGGGCGATTTGAAGTGGGAAATTCCCACCGATGCGAACCCGCTCTACCTTGAGCACCTCAAGGGCGAGTCGAAGGTAGAGGTCCGATCCGGCGTTTGGGAGTGGCGCGAGGTGCGCAGCAACGCGCCCAACCATGGCCTGGACACATCGGCCATGCTGCTTTGTATGGCAACCATCGCCGGCGTCATCCGGTACACTCCGCCTCCAGAGAAGTCGGATTAACGCTAGCGCGGTCCACCGTCAAAAGGTTGGACAGTTGCCGCTTTTACATGGGCAACGATAATCCGTTCGAAGGACTGGACAGCGCGACGTTGGCAACGCTGAAGACCGAGACCATTGCAGCCATCCGCGCGGTGCTGGTGAATTCGTCCTACAGCCTCAACGGCAAGAGCGTGACCCGTGCGGATTTGACCCGCCTCAACATTATGCTCGGTCAGATCCAGTCGGCCATCGACTATCAGGCTGGCGCAACGACCGATCAGACGTTTGTTTCTTTCAACGGTAACTAAAATGGACTTCGACGCTTCAAAAGTCATCAGCACGGCGCCTTGGTACGACAAGGCCATCTCGGCCATCGCTCCGGCCTGGGGCTTGAAGCGCATGGAGTCGCGCGTGCAGGCTGCGCTGTTCAACTACAACGCGGCCATGACGAATCGGCTGTACGCTCCGAAGCAGTACGGTCTGCCGAGCGAGTCGTCGACGACGGTGCGCGACCGTATCGTGATGATGTGGGAGGCGCGCGACCTCGTGGAGAACTTTCCGGAGGCGCGCGAGATCAGCCGCAAGTTCGGCAACTATCTGACGCCGCACGAGTACAGCCCGACGACGGGCGACCGCGAGTATAATGCCATCGTCGCGGAGTACTTCCACGAGTGGTGCAAGACGTGCGACGTGACCGGCCGACATACGTTCAAGAAACTGATTCAGCTGGCGGCAGAACAGCGGCCGGTTGACGGTGATTGCGGTGTCGTGATTCGTCGCGTGGATGGCGAACTGAAGATTCAGCTGGTGCCTGGAACGCGCATCGGCAATCCGAACCTGCTCGGCTCGGAACCGAACAACTATTTCCAAGGAGTGTTCACGAATGAGTTCGGTCGGCCTGTGGCCTACCGCATCTTCCGCGTGACGCGCGAGGGAGTCTATTATGATCCAGAAGACATTGAAGCTCAGTTTTTCTGTCATTACTTCGATCCGTTCCGCGTGGACCAGTATCGCGGAATCACTGACTTCCACGCTGCAATCCGCACGGCTCGGATGCTCTACGAAATTCTCGAAGCTGAAAAGGTTGGCGTCCGCTTTGCTAGTCAGCAGGCCGCCCTCGTGTTTTCCGACCGAGGAACTGCCAACCCACGAAACCTGTTTACGCCTAATCCGGCGCAAACGCTCGCGAACGGGCAAACGCAGAAAAACGAGGAGTCGCAAATAGGTCAGATACGGTACTTCGGGACTGCGGACAAGGTCGAGGTGATGCCTTCGCGACCGAGTGCTGCGTTCGAAGGATTCGTGCAGCATCTGATGCATGAGATCGCAATCGGTGTCGGGATTCCGGAGGGCGTTTTGTTCGGGACTCAGAACTACAAGGGGCCGAGCGTGCGTGCAGACTTTGCCGCGGCAGATCGAGTGTTCACCCGCCATCAAGGGATCTTGCAGGACAAGGTGCTCGATCCGCTCAAGAACCAAGTGATTCTGGACGCCATTGCGCGTGACTTGATTCCACCTCCGCCGCGCCGTGATGGCGAGACGGTAGTGCAGGCGATGAAGCGTGCGACTCGCGGCGAGTGGCGGTTCCCGGCCAAGCTCACGATTGACATCGGCCGCGAGTCCGCAGCCAACCTAAACGAGAATCGGCAGGGCGCGAAGTCCTTGCAGGAGATCGCAGCCGAGGAGGGCACCGATGCGTTCGGTCGTCTTGAGCAGATCGCCATTGAGGCTTCGTTCGTGTCCGAACTGGCGCAGCGGTACAATGTGCCGGAGACCTCGATTCGTATGGTTACGCAGCAGCTGCCGGCGAATCCGGCGATGGCTGCCGCTCTTGGTGATAACGTCACGCAGACGGCAATTGATGCCGTCAATGCTACGCAGAAGCAGCCAGCACAAGATGCGCCGCCTCCGAATGATGCCGAGCTATCCGACAACCGTATCGTCATCGACTTCGCAGAGGACGGCTACGTTCCGAACGACTCCATGGTAGCCAACGCGAAACGCGCGCTGGAGGTCCGCGAGTCTAAGCCGGCCAGCCAGCGTGGCATGACTTCGGTGGGTATCGCTCGCGCGCGAGACATCATCAACAAGCGTGCGCTTTCCGAGGATACGGTGCGCCGCATGAAGGCATACTTCGACCGCCACGAAGTCGACAAGAAGGGCGCGACCTGGGACCAGCAGGGGAAAGGTTGGCAGGCTTGGAACGGTTGGGGCGGTGACGCCGGGCAGACCTGGGCCAACGCTATTGTCGAGCGGCTGAACCGTCGCGAGGCTGGAGACGCTACCGAAAAGGTGCGCCTCGGTTCTCCGGTCGAGGCCGATTTTGCCACGCGCAAATTGAGCAGCAAGGACTGGCTGGCTTCGCTGGCATCCTATCGCCGCGAACTCGAACAGAAGAAGGAGTTCATCCTCCCGACGCCTAGTGCTGGAGAAAAGAGCGAG